AAGAATTGATAAAAGGAAGTGTCGGATATACTTGTCAGAGTTGCGAAGAGTTTTTCACTGACGGACACAAATATGATATGAACCTTGCTGGCGAATGGAGATCAACTGTTCATCAGAAGGATGAGACTTTCTTCAGCTTCCATTTGAATTCGTTGTATGCTCCTCCGGGTATGTATGATTGGGAGTACTACGTGAAAGAGTATCTTGATGCGTGTCCTCCTGATGGCAGAATCAATATTGACAATTACAAAGTATTCATCAACACTTGTTTGGGAGAGACCTGGGAGGAGAGAGGTTCATCACCGAAAGTTACAATCCTATCATTGAATACCAGACCGTATGAAATCGGAATATTTCCAGTTGAGCTCAGTCAGTCGGAAGGGAATGGGCATATTGTAATGGTCACTTGTTCTTGTGATTTAAACGGAACTATGTATGATGAGGAAAGAGGATTTGTTGATGATGCCAGGTTGGATTATGAAATCGTTGCATGGACGGAAAGCGGAGTGAGCTATTCAATTGACCATGGCAGTATTGGAACTTTTGTTCCTCTTGAGAAACAGCAAAAGAATCCAGACCTAACGAGAAAAAAGTGGACTTATGAACATAGTGGAGAGAATAGTGTTTGGCCAGAGTTCAAAAAGGTAATGGAAAAGCAGTATGAATCTGATATCCCGGGACAAGATTTTCAAATTCAGATCACAGGCATTGACACTGGACACTATACAAACTACGCTTACCAATTTATTGACGATTGCAACGGTGACGGATTATTGACTGTCGGATTGAAGGGTAAAGGGATAAACACTTTCAGAAAGATTGAATCCTCCTTAAAAACATATTCCAAGAGCAAGGAAAGGACGGACTTATATTTGGTTGAAGTCAATCAACTAAAAGACGAGCTTGCTGCAACAATGAATTTGAAATGGATTGAAGGTGATGACGCTTTGCAACCATCTGGATTCATGAACTTTCCAACTCCGTCAGACAATAAGTACACCATGAAATCGTACTTTGTTCATTATGAGTCGGAGCATAAAGTAATGAAGAACGATCCACACGGAAAAGAGGTTGGGTATATGTGGGACAAGAGAAACAACAAAGTAATGAATCACTTTTGGGATGTCAAAATCTACAACATGGCAATCAGAGAAATACTAATGGATTTGATTTGTACCTCTGCGGACATCAAGGAAGCAAACTGGATGAGCTTTTGTAAATTCGTAATAGGTAGGTAAATTTTAGTAACTTTAAAGAAAAAGAATTTATGTTTTTCGCATCAGTTAGATTGTATTTGGAAGACGCTTCAACAATAGCAGATAGAATTTGCAGAATTGAAGCCATCATCGATCAGTTATTAATCACCATTGCAGTAGCAGCACTGGACGAACCCACGAGTGAATACAGACTCAATGATGGTCAAACGGTTATCCATGCCGGAAAAAGGAGTGTAAAACAAATGACTGAGTCTCTTCTATCTCTTGAGACTATCTTGCAGGTATATCAGAATAAATTCAATGGCCGATCAATCAGGCTTGTTCCTCATGAAGACACAAGATTATTGACAACTGTATTATGCTAAAAGGCGATAAATAAATTAAAGAAGATGAAGTATAAAAATTTTAAACAAAACATTCTCATTGCTGTTGATTTCAATGATTTATCATTAGAAGATATAGAAGAGCAGATACAAGAATTATATATCACTTGGGGATTAAACGAAAAAAACTACTTAGGTAATTTTGTTGGATTTTGTGAAGAACATATTGAAGGAACTAAATATGATAGTTGTATGTGGTTGAGTGATAGAGGAATTGCTATTTTAAAACTGATGCAGAAAGTTGCCAATCCAAACCCAAGAAGTATGTTTCCAATTGCTGGTAAAAGGTGAAAACAATGAAAGCCGATAAAAAAATTACTGATGCCAAAGTGATTGAAGAGACCATATCTGTTCAATCTGAAACAGCTGTTGAGCCAGAACCAGAAAGCCAAGCGGCGGATCATTTGTCTCCTAAAGCATCTGTATTTCAGACCAACGGATTTGATGGATCTACTTCTAATCATCATCACCTATTCACTTTCAGCTACACAGGAGAAAAGAATCCTGGAGAAATGGGAGTGGCTAAGAGGTATCGGATAAATCACACCATGCTCAGAGCCAGGTCATGGCAAGCATTCCTCGACAGTGATATGTTCCAGGCTATAATCAAGAAGTTCACGAGGTGGGTGATTGGTGGAGGATTGAAAATACAAGCTCAACCAGTGATGGACATACTGAGAGCTGAAGGCATTGATCTTGATGAGAAAGTGTTTGTCAAAATGTCAGAGGCTAGATTTCGTTTGTACTGTGATAGTAAAACAGCATCATACAATTCAGAAATGACATTGCATGAAATGGCATTCGAAGCGTATAAAAATGCAATTACCGGCGGAGATGTTCTTGTGATACAAAGAGTAGAAGATGGAAGACTCACAATTGATCTGATCGATGGTGACCATGTGTTTACTCCATTTATGGGTACTAGAGACATGCTGTCAGCTGTAAACAGAGGACACAAAATAAAGCATGGAGTAGAGGTTGACGCAAGAGGCCGGCATGTAGCATATTTCATCAGAAACATTGAGAACAAATTCGAAAGAGTTCCAGCCAGAGACGATCAAGGAAACTTGGTTTCTTTTTTAGTGTATGGTTTAAAGTACAGACTTGACAATATTAGAGGTATTCCGATCATGTCAGCCGGTCTTGAAGTAATCAAAAAACTTGATAGATATAAAGAGGCAGCAGTAGGTGCAGCTGAAGAGAGAGCAAAAATTCCTTACTTCATTGAACATGATTTGGGTGCTACTGGTGAAAACCCATTGCTTGCAAAAGTTAGGACCAGTGTAAATCTAAATCAGATTCCAGGCGGTGCGAGCTCTGTTCAAGCAGGACAAAAGGCAGCAGACCTGATTGCGGCGACTACGGCAAAGCAAGCGTATAACCTTCCTCCAGGCGCCACCATAAAATCACCAGAGTCTAAAATGGAAGCGGACTATGGCCCGTTTTTCATGACCAACTTTCAGGTTTTTTGTGCTGCTGCTGAAATTCCGGTTGAAGTTGCACTGAGCAAGTATGATAGTAGTTTCAGTGCATCTCGCGCCGCATTGAAAGAATTCGAGCACACTTTAAAAACAGATAGAAAAGGATTCTCGTTGAATTTCTATGATAGAATTTATCGTAGATGGATTTTGCTTGAAGATGCAAGAGGAAAAATTGATGCACCTGGTCTATTCGAAGCATTCAGGGACAAAGATCATATGACTTTTGAAGCGTATACGAAAACGAAATTCATTGGAGCCAATGTTCCACACATAGATCCGTTGAAAGAAGCGAAGGCGGAACGCGAAAAACTAGGAGCACTAGGAAAAGACTTACCTTTGACAACAGCTGATCAAGCAACGGAAGCACTTGGAGAGGGTGATTTCGACAGTAACATGGTTGTATTCACGCAAGAGGTCGAAGCGAAAGAAGAATTAATGCCAACGCCGGAACCAATTGAACCAGATGTAAATTCAGACGGTGCAGAATAATAAAATTTAAGATCATGAGAGAGATACTATTTTACGGATTTGTTGGAGATTTTTCAGTAAGAAATTTCATTACGCAACTAACAGCAATTGCAAACTCAAATGAGGGGGCGTTTATGAAAATAAATAGCTTTGGAGGAGATGTTAGTTCTGGATGGGGTGTAATTAGCGAATGGAGAGCATTTAAAGGAGCAAAGAAAATTATAGTTCATGGTGCTGCACATAGTATGATGGCCGTAATACTATTGTTCACAGAAGAAACGACAGCCATCGAGCAATCTAAATTCATATTGCACCGAGCAAGCAACTTTTTTGAGAATGAAAATCCAACAGCAAAGAAAAGTGTTGACGAGACAAACAAGGACATCAGAAAAGCTTTTGAGGATAGGCTGGACATAGCAGCATTTGAAGAAATTGGAAGAGAACAACATGGAGTGACTTTCAGTTTGGGAAGGTTTTTTGATTCAAGTGAGCCCGCCATCGATGTGCTTTTGAATTCTAGCCAGGCAAAAGCTATTGGATTAATCAAAAATGTTGTACCTTTAAACGCAAAAGAAGAAGAAGACATCAATCAAAACCTTCTTACTGCCAATGCAGTTTATGGAGCTCAGATGTTGAAAACGGAAAATATTGACAAAAAAACAAAAGAAGCGATGACACCAGAGCAAATCAAGGCAAAATATCCAGATGCATTCAAGAAAATTCAAGCGGATGCAGCACCCGCACCGGTGGCTGAAACTTCAGCTCCAATAGCAACCGTTCCAGTAACAGCAGCCAAACCAACAGATGTTGAAGCGGCTGTGACAGCTGAGAGAAAGAGGATTGAAAGTTGGGATACTTGGAGGGAGTATGATGAGAAGGCGGTGACGGCTGGTATTGCAAGCGGATTGGAAATTGATGCTTCACAGCAACAAAAATTCATCCTTGCAGCTGCAAAGAAAGCGTCAACTGTAAAAGCGGAAGCGGGTTCTCCTAGTGCTGTGGACACTCCAGCGGCTAATCAAAATACTGATGAAAGCGAAAAGCCAGAAGTGAAAGCATTCATTGGAGAGGTTTACGCTGAGATGGGAATGAAAAACCCTAGCGCTAATTAAAAAAAATAAAATTGAAATAAAATTGAAATAAAATGAGCACAGCTACAATAAAACTCCAGACAACTAATGCACTTTTCGTAGATTTTGATCTATCAAAGGTTTTTATTTTTGGCAACAGGTTTGCTCCTGCAAGTTTTAAAAACAATACTGGTAGCCAGGCATCATTCGTGCCTGGGACATTGTTAGCCAGAGATAGTTCTGACAATACAATTGTTCCGCTATTGTCAACGAAGACTGGTATTATTGCAAACTCTGTACTAGCTGTTGCAACAAATGTACTAACTGCAACCAGGGCAAGTGGCAGTTATATAACAGACGGCGTAAAAGTAGGTGATGTAGTTACGGTTGCTGGTTCTGTAGGTCTTACAGGCGCAAATATCGCGCATACGATAACATCTGTTGCAGCATTAACATGGACAGCCGATTTTACACTAGCTGATGCCACAGCTTCAACTGCTGGAACATCAGAATTTGCCGGAATATTGGGGCTTAACATTCCAGTTGGTGTTCTCAAAACTGACATCGTTGATCTTGCTGATGCAGCAACTCTTGCAGATCAGGAGTTTTGTCATAAAGGAGACATTCCAGATGGGAAAATTATATTCCAAAGTCCGGATACATTTGACACCATAATTACTAAAGGAGGAGGCAGAAGTCTGAGAGACTTATTGTTGGATATTGGAATCAATCCGATTCCTACTGATGAGTTAACAACTCCAGATAATTCGTAAAATATTTTCAAACTAAAACCAAGAGCAAAAAACTGATAGGGATGAAATAGAAAGTTTATAACCAAAAAATAACACAATGAATATTCCATTGGTCGATGTTCGCCCCCTATTTAAAAACGTACTTGTTGACGTTTACAGAGAAGCAATTGAGCCTACAGGGTTCTTGAGATCGTTCTTTCCAACAGTTGAAACCAGTGGAAAAGAAGTCAGCATCGAAGTTCAAAGAACAACTGAGACTGTTGCTGTAGACATATTTAGAGGTTCGGAAGGAAATCGAAACGAGCTTTCAAATTTCAGTAGCAAAATTTTTGTCCCTCCATACTACAGAGAATACATTGACCACAACAGCATCAGAAATTATGATGTTATGTTTGGCCAGTCAGCAGCCTCAATTGATGAGGCCACTTTTGCACAGGTAATCCAAGATGTTGCACAAGATTTAGCAATGCTGACGGCGAAAATTGAACGGGCATACGAGGTACAATGTGCGGAGGTTCTTGAAACGGGAATTGTTACATTGAAATCTGGAACAAATATTGATTTTAAAAGAAAAGCAGCATCGAAAGTCGATCTTGGAGCAGCAGCCTATTGGGCAGATTCAGGAGTAAATCCTAGAGATAGTATTGAATCCGGATGTAGATTTTTGCGAGAAGTAGGCAAAGCACAGGGAGATGAATTTACCATGATTCTAGGTGCTACAGCACTTAATGATCTTTTAGATAATTCATTATTCCAGGCAAGAGCAGATTTAAGAAGAGTAACTACTGAACAAATAGACATGCCTCAGAGACAACAAGACGCTCTTGGGGGCAGTTTTCACGGTATTATGAGTGCAGGATCTTACAGGGTTAGAATCTGGACTTATCCACAAGTGAGAGATGTTTCAGGAGTATCAACCCCATACATTGATGATAAGAACATGATTCTAGTGCCAATGGTGCCAAGATTCAAATTAGCTTTTGCGTCTGTTCCTAAGATTATTAGAGATGAAGGAAACGCAGAATTTCCTCAATTCATACAACAGCAAAGAGGAGCATTCAATGTTGGTAACTTCATTGATCCAAGAGCAGAGGCACATGTATTTGATGTGAAAAGTGCAGGTATAGCAGTTCCGACCGCTATTGACACCATTTTTACTGCTCAAGTAGTAACATCATAAATTAGCAAACAAACAAAAAAAGATATGTCTAAAGATAAGTATGTTTTGATTGCACTATCTGTATCAGGTGCACGCGGGAATGTTATCAGGAGATACAATAAACATGGAGCTCTTAATCTTCTGAATGAAAATGATTTTTCTTCTGAATCAACTCCTGTTTTAATTTCTCAGAAATTTATCAAAGTTGCATCTGAAGCCGATATAAAGGCACATGATGCCAAGATGAAGCAGGTTGCAGATCGCAACAAAGAATTGGACAATAGTTCAGCAGTAAGTCCTAAGGACAGTGGATCTAAAGGGCCAAGCAAATCAGATTTAATCACTGATTATGAGGCAATCAGTGGGAAAAAAGCTGTTCCAACTTGGAATAAAGGCAAAGTAAAAGCTGAGATTGATTCTTTAAAGGGAGTAGAAAATCTCAAGGAAGCTGAATCAAAAAAATTCAAAGACCTTAGAGATGCTTTCAAGAAGGTATCCGGAAATGATGCTTACGAAAGTTGGGATTTGGACACATTGAATGAAGAGTTGAAAAAGGCTAATCAAGCCAAAGCATCTGGCAGAGGAGCATAAAATATTTGATATTTAAATGAAGTAACTCAGATGAGCATACTATCACTAGCAAGAGCCGATTGGGAAAACTTTTCTCAATCGGCTTTTGATTTAGACATAATTTTCAGAGTATCCTATGAAACAGGAGCTGAGACAGCGACCATCAAAGGGTTGTTTGCTGAAACCAGCAGGACAATTGACACTGATGGACAAGACGCTATTGCTGATATTGCACGGCTTACTTTTAGTGAAAATCTACTCAAAACTACAAATCCAGCTTATCCAATCCGAAATGCAGATGGACTGGTTGCGATCAACCAACATAAAATTACTGTAACGAACAGCGCTGGAATTGTCTTGGATCTTACTATAAAAAATGTGTATCCGGATAGCACAGTGGGCATGATTACTTGTGACTTAGCAATGTCTAAAACGCATCCAATTGCGCCGTCTGATATGGTGGTCAGCGACATCATGGCGACAAGTTTCACAGGAACTATCACCTCTAATAGTAGTGGTGTTGAAAGTGGTTTCTCATGGGAGATTAGTACAGATAATTTTGTCAATGATATTGTAATTGCTGGGACGACTGCAAAAAATGTTGTAACTTTTGATTATACAGGATTAATATCAGCTACTACTTATCAAGTGAGGGCAAAAGCAACTGGAGGCGTAGATAGTGAATACACAGATATTGTCACGGCAATAACAATATAATGGCAGTAGTATCAAAAATATTAACAGCAATTCCGGATCAAGCATTTGAGTTGGTAAGAGATCGTATTGCAGAGATTTTGCTGGTTGAATTAGCTGCACAGGCAACTCTTCAAACTGACGTTGAGGTTAAAGCTCTTCTCAATGATGTAAAAATATTTTCAGAAAGATTTCACCCATTAAATGAAGCAGAGTTTTTTGGTGTTGAAATATTCCTTTTCACTGGTGACTATGACAACAAGAGTGCAGGATCTGCCAGGGGGTCATACACATTTTACCTTGATTGTTTTGGCCGGGCTGCATCAACTAATCAACAGGAGGGAGATGTAAGGAGCTCATTGAAACTTCAGAAATTGATAGGAATTATTAGAGCAATTCTTGAATCTCCAAACTGGACAACTCTTGGTTTTACACCACCCAATCAGTTTGTTGGTAGAACTGAGGTAAAAGGGATCAAGCGTACTGAAGAAAAAAATACACAAGATTCTGGCAACATTATGTTCTATCGAATCGTTTTTGACGTTATAGCCACAGAGGGAACCGATGCAAATGTCGGTGTACCGTGGGCACAGTCTGACACTGTTGTGACCATTGAAGAAACTGCATTAGGGCTTGAATATACGGTTATAGGGTCATGATTGAAAAAAAAGGAGATTTACTATAAAATTTAAAATGTCATGTCAGTTCAAATTAAGCAAAATACT